CTGGTGAAAGAATGAATGTACATTTTTCTGATATTTCTTCTGATATCGTGTTGTTGCGCTATGCGGCGTATGTCCCCATTGTTTTTAAATCTGTTTCGAAGCGTTTTGATGAGAGTACTATTTCTGGAACTTCTTTGTTTTTGATTACTCCTGATCAGTGTTTGCCTATTGGCTCTGTAAATCTGCAGCAGTTGGCGTGTCCGTATTTCTTTTATGAAGGTGGTGTTATTGAACATCCAGTCGGCAGTTTGGCTTACGATTATGAGGCTGAGGGTTTGTGCGGAGCTTTGGTGGTTAATGAACAAGGAAAGGTGTTTGGTTTTCATGTTGCTCGAAACAAGATGGGCAAAGGTATTGCACGTCCTTTTAAAAGAAATGTGCGTTTGATGTTGCAGTCGTGCAACAATGATGGAGTTGGAAGAATATTATCTCCTGCTAGTGCTTTTGTGATGCCTAGTGATTCTTACAGGCATGTCCCAACTAATACTACGATTGCTCGTAGCGAATTGTATGGAGTTTTTCCTGTGACTCGTGAGCCAGCGGTTTTGGCGGGAGTTAATCATGAAGGTAAGGACATTTTGAAAGTGGCTGTTGCCAAGAATTTGAATCCGGTTGGGTATGTTGATGTGAATTGCCGTGGTTTTATAACCAAGGTTTTACAAAGGGTACTTGGGTATAAGAAATTTGATTCTATCAGTGAGTTTGAAGTTGTTATGGGACGTGAAGGAGCGTTTCCTGGTTTTGATAAGACGTCGTCTGCTGGTATTCCATATGGTGCGAAGAACAGTGAAGTTCTGGATTATGATAATGGGTTGTACGGAAAAGCGAGAGTGTATGTTGAGCTTATGAAGGAAGAATTCAGAGTGTATGGTCGAGAGGGTGTAGCTAAGAATGGCAAAACCACTACTAGTTTACCAATAGTTTTTGGTGACACTGTGAAGGATGAGCTTAGACCTTCTGCAAAGAAGTATAAACCTCGTTTGTTTGCGGCTGGTCCTGTACATTTTGCTTTGGAGCTCAAACGATTGTTTTGTAACATGTGTGAGTATGTGAAGGAGCATCGTATGGAGAATGGTATCATGGTTGGTATTAATGCTCTAGGTAAAGAGTGGGACGTGTTCGCACGTCGCATGACACGCTTGGGGTGGAGAATAATACCTGGTGATTATGAGTCGTGGGATGGAAAGATGCACACTTTTTTCCAAGAATTATTGAATGATGTTCTTTCGAAATCTTGTTCGAATGAAGTTGATTATGCAAAATTTTTGTTGGACAATTTGAGTCATACGTTTCGTGCTGTGAAGTCAGATATAATTCTGACGAATCATTCTATTCCTTCGGGTCATTTTCTTACTGCTATTTACAACTCTTTAATCAATATCACTTATGTGGCTTATGCTTACTACTGTTTGTGTCCTGAATCCTACTGTTCGAAGAAAGATATCAACAAGATGGTCGAGAAATTTTTTGAAGACATCTATGCGGCGAAATATGGCGACGATTTGTTAATAAATGTTAGTGAAGGTGCATCAAGCTTCTTCAACGCCATTTCCTATACAAAAGTCATGGAATCATTAGGAATTGGTTTTACTAGTGAAAAGAAAACTCCGCATGAACGTGAATTTTACACGTTAGATGAGTGTAC